TACTGCACATCGTGTTCTGGATGGTGAGTTGTATCTTGATAAGACCAAGAATGGTCGCAACATCAAACGGTGGAGACTGAAACCAACTGCCCAAGAACAACTCTTGTACAAGGCATCCCATGTCAACCATCCATCCAACATCTGGGTTCGTGAGAACAATAACAACTACCGATGGTTGTACAAACACTTCCGAGAGTTGTGCAAAGAGTACACCAGACGATATGGTAAGGTTCACATGACCGAAGAGAAACTGAAAGGTCAGTTGTGGTTCTCACCAAAGAACATTGACCAAGTCGGTAAGATGACTGAGTTCGCAATGGCAATGCCAGACTACTGTAAGATGTATGATCCAGTAAAGGCATACCGAAACTACTACTGCCAAGAGAAGTGGTACATGGCAGAGTGGACTAATCGTGAGGTACCTAGTTGGTTCTTAGAATGGCACCCACAACAAAGACAGAAAGTAGCATAAAATATACTTGACTTTATAAGGAGAACAGTGTACAATGAGATTTAAGATTTGGGGTAGAATATTTCAATTTAGTAATATGTGGACATATGAAAGAGAGATATGGTTGACCCCATCTGTCAGTCTAAACTTTTCCGATGGATTCTGTTTAGACATTTCATTCTTGGTATGGAAGTTTTACACTTACAAGGATTTTCTTGTAGATGAACCACTTCCACCAAGGAATTTTTGAGGTAAATATAATGGAGAAAATTGATATGACCTATCAAGAGATCGTTGACACCTTACGAGAAGGTGTGGTGAATCTGTCATTCACGAAAGTGAAGGATGGGCAAGTTCGTGAAATGAGAGCAACACTGGTATCCGATCAGATACCATCTGAGAAGATGCCCAAGACTGATGCTAACGCAAATACTGAGAAGAACCAACTTGCGGTTCGTGTATTTGATTTAGATTTACAGGACTGGAGATCATTTCGTGTTGATTCCCTATTGACTTTTAATGCTGTATAATATATAATATATACCACTATGCCAAAAAAGAAACTTACACCAACTGAAAAAGCAAGACTCACCAGAGAACGCAAGAAGCAAGCATCTCTGGATGCGTTAGGTTTTGAAAGAAAGAAAGTTAAACGCAGACGAAAACCAATGTCTGAGGAACAGAAGAAGGCGGCAGTGGAAAGACTTGCGAAGGCAAGGGAAGCAAGGGGTGCCGATGGTTCTAAGTCGGTACACCACAGCATTAGGGATTTAGATGAAGATCATTTCCTACACTGGAAGAAAGTCAAACAGTGGGTGAAGTCTTGTACCGAGGAACTCAAAGGGATGAAGAGTTATAAAGACTCTAAGGTCTCGAAGGAGAGAGCAAAGTACCAAGACCTTGAAATATACATCTCCAACATGAAGAAGTATCTCAGTGGTGGTGTATGGTCTGATTTTCGTTATGGTGAACAACGTGAGGGGAGAGTCCAGAAGGTGTGTATTGCTATGTCATACTATCCCGATGGAACCCCCAAACGTAATTACGGAACATGGTATCCCGACATTGCACAAGTCTGGACTCGTGAACTCGAAGCAGAATTTGAATTGGATAAAGACTATGAAGGTTGATTTCCAGATGGGCGGAGTAGATTCCTCACAACAAGAATCTAACTTTATGAACAAGAAGAAATTCACCAAGATGGTGGAGGACTGTGTAAGAACAAAGTCTATGTCATACATGGACACGGTTGTTTATCTATGTGATGAGAACAACCTAGAGATTGAAGATGTCAAGAAATATATTGCCATCTCAATAAAGGAGAAGATTGAGTTTGAAGCAATGAAACTCAATTTCCTTCAAAAAAGTGAAAGTTTACCAAATACTAAATAAAGGTATTGAAAATACCAATATTCGGCAGAAAATAAACTGAATAAAGGTATTGACTTTCTATTTACATTATGATACAATGAATACTCATAATACAACTAATACGCAAATATACGGAGAAATATATGTCTTTTGCAAACCTCAAATCTAATTCCCTAGATGTTTCTAAACTCGCACAAGCGGCACAAGAAGTCTCAGGGGTAAACCAATCCAAAAACAAATACGAAGACCTACGGTTCTGGAAACCTACTGTTGATGACAATGGTAATGGTTTCGCACAGATTCGATTCCTTCCTGCCGCTGAAGGACAAGAATTACCTTGGGTTCGATACTTTGATCACTTCTTCAAAGGGCCCACTGGTCAGTGGTATGTCGAGAAGTCTTTGACTACTCTCGGTCAGAATGATCCAGTGAGTGAACACAACTCTCGTTTGTGGAACTCTGGCATCGATGAAGATAAAGATATTGCTCGTAAGCAAAAACGCAGACTACACTATGTGGCAAACATCATGGTAGTGTCTGATCCATCCAATCCTGCCAATGAAGGTAAAGTATTCCTCTACGACTTTGGTAAGAAAATCTTTGATAAGATTATGGATGTAATGCAACCTCAGTTTCCCGGTGAAACTCCAGTGAATCCATTCGACTTCTGGTTGGGTGCTGACTTTCAGTTGAAGATTCGCAATGTTGCAGGGTATCGTAACTATGACAAATCGGAGTTCAAGTCCACTTCTGCATTGTTTGATGCTGATGAGACTAAACTCGAAGCAACTTATAATCAGTTGCACGATATGTCAGAGTTTGTTGCAGAGTCCTCGTACAAGTCATACGATGATCTAAAATCACGACTAGAAGTTGTGTTGGGTCAATCGACTGGTGCAGGGTCTACTGTAAAGAACGATCTGTTGAACCAGACTGCTGAGACTGCACCGATCAAATCTGCGGAACCTGTAGTAGTGTCTAACACTGCACCAGAACCAACGATCCAAGCATCGGGTAGTGAAGATGACACATTGTCATACTTTGCTAAACTTGCCGCTGAGGACTAATCATGTATCACTTGTATACTGAGAATGGTTCTTATTCGGAGACAAGTCTTGTGAGGTTGCTGTTCGCAGTAATCTCACACAGATTCCATCACTTTGTAAAGGGTGAAGGTTTCCGAGACTAATTCAGGAATCTACTAGGTAGACATTCTAGTGTCGCAACCAAAGGTAGAACTGGGTAAAACCGACATGATAGGTTTATAGGGAGACTACGGTCTCCCTTTTTTTTAATACCCTAATCTATACAGATGTGCAAGTCTATCCAAACCATCATTGTTATCTACGGCAGGATCAGGATTATTGTACATATGATTCGAGGAACTGTTGTTCGTGGTTGCAACATTGGACACATTGGTCTGGGATAGCATCATCTGTGCATCTGACATAGCATTATTTAGATCACCTTGAAGATTTGCCAGTTCTGGGAACTGAGTCATATCCAGTCCTTCCATGAAAGGATCATCATCTAACTGACTTAATTTTTTCTCACCCTCTTGTGCCGCTAGTTCTTGTTTCCGATGAACCTCTGACCTAAACTTCTGAGCATTGTTTACCTCATATAGTGCCACTTGTGGGCCCAGTATATCTGGTTCAAATCCTGCATATTCTGCGATAGAACCTACCAGTCCAGTAACGAAGTTTCTCATTTTGATAATAGCATTACCTAAACGAAGGAACCCATCCTTTGCTTCTGCCAGTGCCAAACCAATCAGATCGAACGCATCGTCAAATCCATTGTAGTCTTTGGCATATTGAACAAGGAAGTATAGACCCGCCGCAATCGCTGCACCAGCGGCAATAAACGGTAGGAGTGGTGCCATTACAGTTGCAAGTGTTGCTAGTGTTGCCATTAGTGCAGGTACCATAGTGGCAGTAATGAATGTTGAGATTGCTAACAATCCAAGTCTCATTTTACTAAATGCCCCTGCCAACATCACCAAGGCACCTTTGCCACCAGATGCTACCATAGCAAACAGTGAGGTTGCCAGTTTCATTGTGAAAAGTTGTACGGCAACAAATGCCATCTTGAGGAATCTTATTGCCTGTGAGACAAGGAAGATTGCTCCCTTTGTCACCATAGTAATAAGATTACCCGCAAATTTCAATATAGCAAGATTTACGGCAAGAAATGCTCTTCCGAGGAATTTTACTGCACCAAAGATTTTACCGAAAACTGCTTTTCCTGTTCCTGCTGTCATTTTCCCTAGATCGACACCCACAGCAATAAGTCCTGTATTGATCATCAACAGACCACGTTTCACAAATAGAATTGCATTGTAAATCTTTTCAAAAACCTTGAAGGCAATAAATGCCGCTCCGACTTTTACCAAACCATCGAATATTTCTTTGAAGTTATCTTTGATAAATGGATACATGGTATCCTTCAAAAAATTAAAAGTACCTTCCAATGCAGGGACAATATTCTCTTTCGTGAATGCTTTAACTTTATCGAAGTTCTGTATCATCGTAGTAAAGACTTTGACTCCAACAAGACCAAGACCAAGTTTAGCAAGTTTGGTGATAAAATTAGGTGCCTTGATCCCTTTGCCTAAATCTTTATCCCCATCCTTCATTCCTTTTCGGAATCTTCCGACCACACCTAATTTTGCGTTTGCTTCTCGTTTGTTCTCTATTTCATCGAGTTGTTTCTTTGATTCTTTTCTTTCTGCCTCCAGTCTCGCTGCCTTATTATCTTCTACTTGTGCGAGTGCCGCCATTGCCTGTGACTCAATAACTGCTGTCAACCCTGCAAATGTGGCATCACGAGATGCCGCTTCATCTCCTGCTTCTTCTGCCTTTTTAGCAAGTTCCATATTTGATTTATGATTATCGACTGCCTGTGCTGTTCCTTTCTTCAATTCCTCGGTCAGTTTCTGTGAGGCATCACGTTGCTGAGTAAGTGCCTCAGTGACTCCTTGAAGTCTCTGCTTCTCTTCCTCTAACTCTCTTTTTGTTCTAGGTTTGTCGTTTGCCATTTACTTTCTCATCTGTGCTTGCTGTTTCTCGTGTCTTTGCTTCTCTTCTTCTAACCATTGTTGCAGAAGAGTAACATATATCTCCCTCTCCCAAGGCATCATATTCTCAAGTTCAGTCAAAGAATAAGTGTAGTTGTGCATCATAAAGAAATTAGTCTTGAAGTGATTCTCAAGACTATCATGGGAGAGGTTTAGGAAAAAAAATCCTGTAACCCCGACAACTTATGCTTATTATCCTTACCACATTGCTCACAACTCCATTCAACATCTAGAGTTAATTGTGGAATATCTTCAAGGAACTCTCCAACAGATTCAAACTGTTTTCTGGTCATAGAGTCGATAAAATCTTTTACTTCTTTTACTGGTAAATCTTTGAGAACGATTCTCTCATCCTCGGTCAATACTGCTTCTATAGACTTTGCCATCATGGTAAAACCAAACTCTACAGACTCTTCTTCCCCTTTTTTATAGTTCTTTATAACATCACCATATGCAGGGTATTTCATTTCAATCGAAATGTCATCGGATAATGGAATTAGAGAGTCATTCTCGTTCATCTGAACCTTTGCATCCATCAAATTTACATTTATTTTTGTTTTGTGTCCACACTCATCACCATCACATTTGATGGCAACATCGGCAGTCTCACCGACAGACCGACCACGAATCTGTGTAAAAAGATACTCAACATCAAATGTAGTTAATTCTTTGACATTTAGTTCACCCTCCACACAAGCACTAATGGTCTTTGCCATCACTTCCATCATCTGCTTCTGATCACCAGTTTCATTGGCAATCATCATTTGCTTCTCTTCTTTGACCAAGTAGGGTCTATATGACACCTCAACTCCAGTTGACGGTACTGTCAACCTGTAGGTATTAGTCACATTTAACTTAGGTAATGCCATTATATTCTCCAAATAATGTTATAAAAATTTTCTAATTAGTTCACCTGCAAGACCTTCAATGAAACCAGTATCGGTTGCATCTCCATCTTTGGACTTCCAGTTTTTATATGATAGTTCAACTGTCACTTCAAGTAACTGACCATCTTGACTCAACGGTATTGCACTCAATGTCGTTGGGTATGCTTTATCTAGCATAACTGTATAGGTAATATCGTCACCGAATACTAAATTCAGATCAAACTGACCCTGTGCTAAATCCAGAGGGCCTATCCTCGGCAGTCTGCCACGGATGGAGGAAGGTATCTTTCCTGCATCAAATAGTTCTTTCTTTGCTATAGGGAATGCTGTTCCCTTCTTAATATGTTGGATAATGACTGGATGTGTGTAGTTGTCATAATATCCAATCTCTTGATTTGCTTGATTGACTGCTAGATTCTGCCATATCTCAAAATAGTCTCTTACTTTCATATCATTGAGACAGTAAAAGGTCAATGTAATATCAGCAGTAGCATGACCGTATGCGATCTTGTTTGTAATCAGACCCATCTGCTTTTCGGTTGATAATATTTGTCTACCGGGAATTTCTGCGACCTTACACAACAAATTCATCTCTCGTGCATCACCCGTGAGAGGTGGTAGGAAAATCTTGAACAGATTCCCCATTGCCATACCACCACCCTTACCAATCTGTGATTTGAAATCATCTATTCCTAGTGCCACTATCTACCACCTATTCTTTTTCTTGAGTCTGCGTATACTTTCTTAGAGTTTGCTTTACGGAACTGTGCAGTCGGTAAGAAGGTTGCAATCTCCCATTCTGGCATGGGTACTTCTGCAAACCTACTTTTAACTTGTTTTGTCAAATAATGTTTAAAACATGGTTCGTAGAATCTCAACTTAGAGACTGCCTGTAACTTCTTGTATGTGATCTGGAACTTGGCATCATCGGTTGCCTTCATGTTGGCAGTTTCCATCAGTGCATCTAGCATTTTTGCACGAAGTATTGGTGGAAGATAATGTAAGTTCAAACCATAGAACCCTCCCTCGGCAGGGCCCACCACTATGATCAAGGGAAACAAATCGTAATACGGAAGTGTGTCCTTAGTCTTGGGATCATAGAAGAACATCTGCATCGTACCAACCAGTCCAGTTCTCGACAGATTCTTCAATGCGTTTCTCTGAATAAGAGGGTCTTCTTTTATCAATGCTTGACGATTGATAGACCTCATATTCTTTGCTTTGTTCATAAACCATTCACGACTTTCCTTGGTGCGAGGTGTTATCCCTGCACGGAATGCCTGTAGTTCTAGTTTGTTGAATATGTTACTCATAGTTCTATTTATACCAATTTAACTTGTTTTTTTTGTATCGTTCAAGAAAACCGTAATATTTATCTACATCCTTCTTTGTTATATCGGGTAATTTTTTCTCATAAGTCTCTCTCAAGTCATATCCTAGTTGTTTATACCAACCCATATGCCATCCATTCAGACTTTCTGGTCTTCCTAGTTTGATTATTCTGTCTGATTGAAACAGGGTAGTCCATTCCAACATATCAATCTGGTCATAATCCCCACTTGGATGTACCCATATACGAGAATTTGTTTCTTCTCCACGTTCTTTTGATTCTTCTCTTATTTCCAATTTGATATTTGGATAATCATCTACCATATCTCGTAGACCATAATTCGGTTTTAATACTCTCATCACTTCCCAGTTTTGATAATAATAATCCTCTATAACTCTATCTAAAGCACTTGAATCTCTCCATGTATATCCATATTTGGATGGGTCTTTATCTATATCTGAAACTGCATCAATACCATCCGTGATATGTTGTGAGATATGCAATGGGAGTATATTGACTTGATTGTGCCAATACTTATTTAACCACTCACCACCTCTATCCAGAGTCTCAAATGTTTCGTGGGGTAAACCAGCAATCATTGTCAATGTTTGATTGTAATGATTACCAGTTTTTCTGTTCTTTTTAAAATACTCTGCGGATGCAAGCAATCCTTCTTGCATCTGTAACGGGGAAAATCCTTTATTAATAGATTTGCCAGACGCATGGTTGAATGTCTCAATACCCATAGATTGACTGGTGAATCCCATATCAATCATATTGTCCCAGTCTTGTTTTGCTCGTCTTATTAATAAATCACCACGAATGAATCCATGAAACTGAGGTTGAAAGGGAAGTTTTCTTACAATGTTTGCAAACTTCGATATATATTCAGAACTTGCATTAGCGGTCTCATCTGAAAGACAGTAATGGGTTACACCCCATTTCTCATAGTTCTCTTTTAATTCTTCTTCAAAGTTTTCTGCGTGTCTACTATGGTCACCTTTAACACCCAACGGGGAGAAGTCACAAAATGTGCATTTGAATATACATCCTCTAGACAACTCCATAGTCAATACTTCATTACTTCGTATGAAATCTCTTTCTTCGTATGATGTGTGTGGATTCTTATGAGGAAATGCAGGGTAGTCATTAAAACAGTCTATGATAACATACTGCCTTCCTTCCAAATCTATATGATTGAAAGGATTGACTTTGACTTTTACTTTAGGGTGTGGTGCATCTCCAGTAAAATAATCACACAAAGCAACAATCCCAAGTTCTCCATTGCCTATACAAAAGTAATCAACTTGTTCATGTCGGATAACATTTGCCAGTTTGCTTGCACCAACTACAATTTTTATCCAAGGGTATTTTTCTTTGATGTGTAATATTAGTCTATTTTGTTTTACTACTATAGGTTGTGCCAAGTGTATTGAGTATGTGAAGAATACACTAAACCCTATCCATTTGGTATTTTTAGTAATTCGAGTTTCAAAGAATTGAAATAGTTCCTCGTCATCCCATGCCTCAAGATAGTCCACAACCTCAATGTCCCACTTCCCAGTGTTCCTCAAATGAGTTGCAATCCTATGAGCACCAGTTCCCCTAACTGGCATTTCTTCCCAATTACCGGCATCATAAACTGCGTGTTCTGGAACAAATCCTTTACCTATAGGGTATGTAAAGGATGCACCTGTTATTATTAATCCATGATGTTTCATTTTTTTCTTCGAGTATAGGGTTTCAACGGTTTTGTTGATTTGGGAATAAGAGACTTCAACGGTTCATTCTTCTCAGTCCATATCTGAAAGTGCCATCCACGATCTTTGGCATACTCTTCTGCCGCCTTCCATTTGTTCTGGTTCTTGACATAGGTCAATGCTTCATTCAGATACCTCTTGGTCTTCTTACCTGTTGGTGGTTTGCGTTCTTTGTCTGGTTTTATTTCAATCAACCATGTAGACCCATCCTCACGAACGATTTTTAAATCCATGAAGTACCGATGATAACGATTGTCTACCTCGTATAGATAGGGTATGACAACCTCCTCGGATGACCACCGTTTCACATTGGGATTTTCGTCACACCATCGAAATGCGTGTTTCTCCCAAAGAGATCGGTAGACCACCTGTGTGTGATCACCCTCATACTTATTGGTATTTTTTACTCTATACCTACCACTATATGCCATAAAAACCTTATAAATAAAGATAATGAATTTCTAACTTACTTATTTATAGAGAAACTAAGATGTCCGAAGAAGCAGAACAAATTACTACCGAAGGTGAAGAATCTGTCAGATCAAAGATAGAATTAGAGTATCCTAGAGATAATCAAGACTATCAAGGTCGCATTATCTTTAATGTGATGAAAGAACAAGAAACTGATCTTGGGGATGTATTCGGTAACATTGAGAAATTAGGTGCCGAAGGATTCGCTGCATTGGGTGAACTCTTGTCTAGTATTGGTAGTGGTGATGGTTCTGAGATAACTGGATTTGAAGGGAAAAACGAAGAAGTTACAACCAAAATAAAACATCGACCATTGGAATCTTTGGATAGACAAGTATCTCTCTATCTCCCTATCGGTCTACAGTATCGTGACAATGTTGCGTATGATAATATGGACTTGGGTGGAATGGGTGCCGCCGCAGAACAAGGATTGATTAGTGGTCGAGGTGCGATTACCTCTATGATTGATGGTGGTATGAAAACTGTAGCGGCAGGGTTGAAAGGTGCAGCGAATAAAGATGTTGCAAAACTAGGTGCAGTGAAACTTGTATCTGCACTGCCAGATGAAGTTACAGGTGCGTTCAAGTCTGCCGCTGGTGTTACATCAAACCCCAATACACGAGTACTATTCAAACAAGTAAACCTCCGAGAGTTCTCGTTTGTATTCAAGTTTATTCCTACATCAAAAAAGGAAGCAGACGAAGTCAAGGAAATCGTCAAACTTTTCCGTACAGAACTATATCCAGAAAACATTGTTCTGCCCTTACCGGGAGAAAGTGCAATCTCTATCGGTTATCGTTTTCCAAACAAGTTTCAGATAGACATTGAATACAAAGGTAACCCTATTGCCACAAAAATTAAACCGTGCTACCTCCGAGATGTGGGTGTAACATATAATAACACTGCAATGTCAATGCATAGTGATGGTAACTTCCAAGAAACAGAAATGACATTGGCATTCCAAGAAAGCAGAACTCTCAATAGAAGAGATGTTGAAGAGGATGGATTCTAATGGGAACAAAATATTTTAGAAACTTTGGTATAGTTGCATATCGATTTGGTAGTAATGAATCACCAGTACTTTTCAACAATTTATCGCAATATGTTGATATTATAGATGGTCTCAAAGATACAGTATCTTTCTCTTCCAAACATACAATTATTGCGGGTGATCGACCAGACACATTATCATATAAATTGTATGGGTCTACGGACTATTACTGGACATTCTATTTGATGAACGACCATCTCCGTGAATCAGGATGGCCCATCGAAGCACAAAAACTTCTTGACGAAATAAAAATAAAGTATCCTCATCGAACAGTCACAAGTAATGATGTCCTCGCATCGGACTTTGCGGTAGGAACTACTGTGACTGGAAGTGTAACTGGTACGGTTGGTACTATCATAAAACGAGACCTTGATATGGGTCAACTTGTTATTGAAACAGTAGATAGTAAAGCATTTATTGCTACCGAAAGTATTCAATACACGGCACAAGATGGAGCATTCTATACTGCACAATTGGTGGCAGAATCCGAACAGTACAATGCAGTTCATCACTACGAAGATGCCAACGGTGTTCATCAAGACTTACCGATATACGACTATTTAAACGCACCCTCTGGTGCAACTGCCATCACCAATCGTAATCGTGTGGAGAACAGAAATGATGAATTGAAGCAGATTGTTGTTTTGAAACCATCAGTAATTGAAAGAGTAGTGAGTGAGTTTAATAACTTCCACAAACAGGTCAGGTAATAGTGAGTCAGTACAAAACGACACAATCCCAACAGTATAAGATTACCAAGGCAACAATCACAGCAGATCGTCTTGGTGGTCAGGCAGGGGTAAATAAATTAGATGTTCGAGTATCGATTGTCGAATTAAATTTATTTGAGAGTCTGGATAAACCTTATCTTACAGGTTCGGTAGTTATTCTGGATGACAAAGCAATATTTGATAAGATGAACTTTCAAGGAACCGAGAGATTGTCACTCGAAATGTCATCGGTGGACAACGACTTGGAAACGGTGATGTCTCGTACATTCATTATGACAGGTATCGAAGATTCTGTCAAGTCAAATGACAACGGAAAGTCTAGTATAGTTTCATTTACATTACTAGACGAACACGCATTCCTGTCATCTGTCAAGAAGATTAGTAAGTCATTCAATGGCAATATTGATGAGATAATGATCAAGTTGCTTGCAACCGAAATGAAACTGGACATCGATACTTCATACCTTGCATTACCCGATGGTAAGACTGCTAATCCAATACAGACTAACATGAGAGGCATTGTTCCTAATCTACATCCCATCGATGCGATCAAGTGGTTGTGTAGTCGTGCAACAACAGTAACTGGTTCTCCATTCTTTGTCTATGCATCAATGCATGATAACAATCTGCGTTTGGGTAATCTAGATTCCATGTTATCACAAAAACCGTGGAACACAAAACTACCCTACACATATAACCCTGCCAATGTTTCGAGTGCAGATGCTCAGACTGAATTTGAAAGAACTTTCACTATCAAAGCACTCAAGATTGCCAAGAGAGGAAATAGTCTTAAATTGATTCAGCAAGGTGCGGTGGGTTCATCATTGAACAATACCAATCTAAACACTGGTCAAGTATCCAAGCATCATCATAGTATAAGGGGTGTGCTAGATAAGTTAGAACTACAGAACATTATTGGTAAGAATCAAAATGTTTTTGATCGAGATTTTAAGTTGGGAGATACTTTGGTTGATGAATATCAATCACACAAATTTCATACGGTGACCTCGACAGGTACCTATGGTCGAAAGAAAAGTTATCACGATGAGTATGACACCGCACAGTTTAAAAAGAAAGTAGAGAGTAAAGCAATTCTTGGTCATATGTACAAAAACATGATGAATGTCATAGTAGAGGGTGCAGGGTTTATCATCTCGAAAGCAACGGTTGGTGATATTGTTAGTTTAAAGGTTGTGAACGATAATGTGGAAAGTTCTGCTGTTGCAACCGAAGATCAACTTATCGATAAGGCAAAGTCTGGTAATTTTCTTATCTATGACACAAGACATACCTTCCAAGGGACACAACATACGGTCTCTATGAATGTGTGTAAACTGGAGAAACTTCCGTAATGCCTCAACCAATTTTATCTGAGTTCTATGGAGACAATACACGATGGTTCATTGCGACTGTTGTGGATGCTTCACCCCCATATGGTTATGAGGGTCGTGTGAAGATTCGTGTTCATGGATTACACACAGAATCGACTCGACTAATTCCTCAAGCAGACTTACCTTGGGCACAGTGTGTTGTTCCTACTACCGAAGGTGGTGCATCTGGTATCGGAAGAATGCCTCAACTACAACCAAGTGCATTGGTATTTGGTATGTTCATGGATGGGGTAAACTCACAGACACCCATCGTGTTAGGTTCACTTCCTCATGTGGAGTTTCCTACGACAGTACAATTGGGTCAGATAGATGAAGATATTGTGGTAGATAACAAACCAGAAGGACTCTGGGAAAAGATTGCGGAAACAGTCAAACCAAAAGAAGTTGATATTCGGAACGAAGAAACAGGGAATATTCCGAGTACAGTAAAAACCCAACGAGAGAATACAGCAGTAAAGTTCTTCTTGAATGTGGGGTACACCGAGAAACAAGCAATCGGACTGACCGCAGGATTATCAATTGCCTCTGGTATGCGTACTGGTGTTAATAGACAATCGAAAGGTCTAGCAAGATTTAGTGATAGACGATTTGATGATCTTCAAAAGTTTGCTAATAATAGTGGTACTTTTATGACCCAACTAGCATTTATTGCCTACGAGTTAAATGGTACTCAGTCATCTGCCAACATACGATTATTGCAATCCGACAGACTTGATAATAAGGGTATCTGCCACATAGTAGGTAAATACTATTTGGGCAATGCCTCCATTGTGAGACAAATAGAATTGCAAGCAAGACGATTGACGGATAGGATAGTATAATGGCATTAACAAAAACTAAATTAAATTCTGTTCTGAAAGGTGAAGAACGAAGAAACAGTCTACGGACAAGTAGATACCAAGAGAAGACTACGGAATCTGTTGATGAAACCTTTGTAAAAAGAAACACGACTCTTGGTCAACAAGATGGTGAGATTCTTGGAGGGGTCAAATCATTAGGGCAAACTTGCAACTCTAGTGAAGAGGTCATTACAGGTCATGTCGGTAAACTTACCGATGATTTTCCTACATCTGGTGCGAAAGGTAATGTCCTTGTAGTCACCAAAGATACCGTGGTGGATTCTAATGGTGAGTTCCTACGATTCAAGGAAGATACAGATTCGGCAGGAAGTCTTGTTCTCAATTCATTGTCTGTTGACTCTGATGGTTCAGGTAATGTCTCTGTAAACAGAGGTGTAGGTCGAGACTCTGCTGATGAAGCACGAGGGTTCGGAACTCTTAGTACCACGGTTGCCGCCTTGACAGGTCTCCCTTCTATCAAATCAAGTAATCCTACTTCTGCATTAGCAGTTACTTGTGATGGTACTGCCGAAAGTATCTCCAAATGTATTGCTATTGCACAGGACAAAAAGTCCGAGGCATATCAGTCTTTGATTGACTTTACTACCACTGTGGATGCATTGAGACCAAAATCTGCGGGTGGTGGTGGAATAATGGGTGCAATCTCGGCAGTCACCAGTGCACTTACTTTTGCCAGTAATCTTACTTCTACTTTTAGTTCAATCGCACCTGTTGCTGAATTAAACGGTAAGATAAATGCAATTCAAAGCAAGATCGATGCAGGGGTTGCCAAGGTCAATGCTAAAATTGATGAGGTTACAGGTGAGATAGAAACAGGAATAAAAGATGCCCTCCAGATAGACAAGATAGAGGGATTCATCCAAACTACCAAAGATACTGTTTTGAATGACACTGGGATTAAAGGATACAAAGAAGAGTTTCAATCACTAAAAGAAGAACTAGATTCACTAAAAGATATGAAAGCAGTGGTAGAATCTGATGTTGCCAATGTCAAGAGTGCTATCGATGAAGCAACTGGGGCAGTAGACGAATTCAATTCCGCATTTGATGGTCGTACAGACAAGGGACTTTCTGGTGTGGTACAAAATCTGGGAGAAGGTCTTTCTGGTACTGCCTCTACATTTATCTCTACTCTAGTCGATGGTGGTATTAGTACCACTGAGGGAGAAAGAAAGAAAATACTCGAACAGTTTGCCAGTCAAGATGCCACACAGAAAAAAGAAGCAATCAAGACACTGACAGATAAATCTGATAATGTATCAGATCGTATGAAAGGAATCCTTGCTACAGATGAGGGAACAACCTCTACATTAGAGATGCAAGTTCAAATGATCGAAAAGGCAAAGGCACAAGGTGTTCCCGAACAAGAGATTGTGATTGCCCAACAAGAGATTTCGTTGATTGCTGAAAAGATGAATTTACTAGACACTACCATCTCTGGCACTGTTATTATTGATGCGAGTCTGTATGAAGAAGGTGAACCTGTTATGACCGACAAGTGGGATGGTCGCAATAGTCCAGACGATGCCTTTACCTATGTTTCATCGGTAGAAGAACTAGATGCAGAATTTACTAGGGTGAAACGAGATGTGACCGAGGTTATTGTTCATGCCACGGACACTCACACCAATAAGGACATAGGTTCTATAGAGATAAATAATGTACATATTGATCTAGGGCATGACGGTATTGGATACCATTATGTTATACGAAGGGATGGTAGATTGCAACGAGGCAGACCAGTAAACATAGAGGGTGACCACGCACCAGTAAACGGTCACGACAGATTTTCTATTGGTATTGTGATGGTTGGTGGTATCAATGTTTCTACTGGTGAGGATAATCCAACAGACTATCGATCCTCTCAGGCATTTACACGAGAGCAGTTTACGACACTAGAGAAATTTTTGGGTGGGTATTATCGTAGATTTCCCGGTGGTCAGGTGTTTGGTCACAATGATCTTGATGTCAACGAATTTGACCCATATTTTGATGTTGTGGATTATGTCGAGTCTGTATTCAGAAAAAGAAATCGAACTGATGAACCATTGAATGCTAGACCACTAAGTCCATCGGAGATGAATAGTGACAACTAAAAAAGACAATTATGATTTACGAGTTGAGAAACTCGGTGAGGGACTAGAGAATACTTTGGGTGTTGCTCAAGATGGTATGCAAGACCCTACAGGTGAATACCCCAAACGAGATTATAATTTTGGGTCATCTATCAATAAGGCATCTCGTGGTTCTAAGATAAACAACCTCTATGTTGGGGGTGGTGACATTGGTGTGTCCTTGGGCATTGAACCACAGAGACCATCCGAGTATCCGTTTAACCAAGTACAGGAAACTATTTCTGGTCATGTGATTGAACAGGATGACACTCCCGGTGGGGAAAGAGTACTGATCAAGCATCGTACAGGTGCAGGGGTGGAGATGAGAGCAGATGGTTCTGTTATCATTTCTGCCGTAAACAATAAGGTAGAAGTCACTGGTGGTGATCAGACCGTTATCATTGAGGGTAATGGTAATCTAGTGTATCAAGGTAACTTGAACATGAAGGTGACTGGTGACTATAACATTGATGTTGGTGGCAACATGAACCTCAATGTGGCAGGAAGTCTACGAGAGAATATCCTAGAGAATCACCGAACAATTACCACAGGTAATCGTGAAGAAACTGTCAAGAAGAGTAAGATCAACAAGACCATGAGTACACAAACCGATGTGATTCTTGGTGACCATAATGTAGATGTTAAATTGGATCAGACTACTGCGGTTGAAGGTAATATAGAAATCGCAGGAGGATCGTCAGTCTTCATGTCAGGTGAAGAATCCTTTGCGGTATCTGCCGATGTTGCCAATATTACTGGTGGTAAGTATGTCTCTGTGTTAGGACAGAGAGGTGCGATTGGTGGTAAGTTGGTTGACTTCACAGGTAATGTATTCCAAGGTGGAGAGGGTGCAAAACCATTTAATTCAGGTGCGGTATTCTTTGGTTCCTTCTACGGTAAGGCACTCGAAGCAATCAAATCAAATCATGCTGACAAGGCAGACCTTGCATTGAGATCGTACTACGCATCAAACGCAAAGAATTCATTGACTTCCGTTACAGCAGGAACAGCAGGGTCATTGGGTGCAGGAACATTCTCACCACCTAAATTACTGGCGGCAAGTTTCCATGTACCAATGTTTGCGGATGAAGAGATGGCACTGCCGAGTGGTCACACAGAACCACCACAAGCACACATTACTCCAGACTGGGTAGTCGGTCAAGTTGCTAATGGTGACTTTGCGATTAGGACTGTTGTGGTCGATGGTGGGGATGTAATGTTGACCAAGACATTACTCAGTGATGACTATGAGGATGTGTTTAATAAAATACCGACAACCCAAGAGATTCGGTCTGCATTTAGAAACAAGGCATCCAGAGATGCAATTGGAGGAATACTTGTTTCCGAAGAAAGACTCAATCGCAAATACAAAATGAAATCACCTCCCAAGATTGGTCGAACAGTGAAGAAATCCCCATCATCTAGATTTGGATTTGAACCTATTGGTAATGCAATTGAGAATAGAGGAAAGAGGTTTACACCATGATAATATTAGTTGATCCAGTATATAATCCTAACAATCAGGGACAGATTACATCTGCAACCAAACTCGGTCCCGGTGTGACAATTGCCAAATTCCTTGGTGCCTATGGTGACAAGACACCGTTTAACCATGTGGTAACCAACACGGCAAGACAACAGATTGCTCGACACTTGTATCTCCAAGCAGAAGCAATGCGTATCATCAATGGTAATACTGTAAACTTCAACGATGTTCGTATGGTCGTTTCCGAAGGACTCTATAAACTCCGAGAAGGGGACTTGAACGATATAACCATGCAAAAGAAAGCAGATGGTAGACTGGTTTACTATCAGATAGTAGATCAGGAAGGTAATATCAGTTTGGAGAAGACCTTTGATGTGGCAGAATATCTGAAAGACTATATCAAGTTCAAGGCACTCTATCTTGACTATGACAACTACAATCCAGATGGTAGTCTTACTGCACAGATAGGGATTGAGTTCCCGACAACACCAGAATCCTTTGATATTCTATTTGATGGTAAGGTCGAAACTTATTTTAATAATCACCTCCAAAGTAAAAACGAATTAGTAGAAATAGAGGAAAGTGACTAAAAAGTCATATAAATAGAACTATGGCAATAAGAAGATCATTCGCACAAGAAGATACTAATCTCCAAACATCATCGATAACATCGACTAAGGAGAAACAGTATACGGATATTGATTTAACTTTCACTGCAAAACCCTCTAGTGGAGAAATCTACAAGAAGTTTGGGGCAAGTGCGGTGAAACAATCAATAAAGACACTCGTGCTTACTAATTCTCACGAAAAACCATTTAATCCAAATTTTGGTGGTAACATGACATCAGCATTATTTGAATTAGCAGATAGACAAGGTTCCTCTATGGTACGAAGAAATATCATACAGAATATCGAAGTCTATGAACCAAGGGCAGAAGTTATTTCTCTAAGAGTAACTGCCACACCAGACAACAATAGTATAGATGTAGTACTAATATTCAAAGTGGTGAATACTGAGGAACAAGTCGAATTCACCACCACACTAGCAAGGTTAAGATAATATGGCAACAACAATAAAATCAACAGCGTTAGATTTTGATGCGATCAAAAATAACCTAAAAACCTTTCTTGCACAGAAAGATGAGTTTTCGGATTATAACTTTGAGGCATCTGGTCTGTCAAACATTCTGGATGTTCTTGCATATAACACCCACTACAATGGATTGACTGCTAACTTTGCCTTGAACGAATCCTTCCTTGGGACTGCACAGTTGCGTAGTTCTTTGGTATCTCTTGCCGAGGGTATTGGATACATTCCAGATTCGATGAACTGTGCCCAAGCACTTATCAATGTCTCATTGAATCTTTCTGGTGTTACGGATCGTACTTCTACCGTACAGATTCCCTCTGGATTCAAGTTTAATGCAACAGTTGATGGCATCGACTATGTATTCCAAACTCAAGAAGACATCACGGCAGAAGAAGATAGTAATGGTAATGGTCTGTACAAATTCAAGACTGCAACTGGTGACACGAATATTAAAGTATTAGAAGGTACCGAAAGAGTTAAAACCTTCCTTGTATCTCGTGCCGAAGATAACGAAGTATACATGATTCCCGACAAGAATATGGATACTTCTACTGCGATTGTTCGAGTGTATGAACAACCATCGTCTTCTGTGTTCTTACCATACACAAATATTACTAATGCCAATACCATTAGTTCCAACTCTACATTGTACATTCTCAAAGAATCACCCAACGGTTTATTTGAATTATCGTTTGGTAATGGTGATACTCTAGGACAAGCACCTAAGACTGGTTCAAAGGTTACTGTAACATACCTTGCTTCCAGTGGTGCAGAAGCAAATACTGCGAAAGTATTTGAACCACAGACAACTGTGTCTGTTGCAGGGTCTAATTATGATCTTACTGTATCGACTGTTTCAAAAGCAGTAGGTGGTTCTGATAAAGAGACTGACGAATCTATTCGACAGAATGCCCCATTCCAGTATGCAACTCAGAACCGAATGGTTACTGCGGTTGACTATGCATCATTGGTACTACGAAACTTCTCTACCTTGATCAAGGACATCCAGTCCTTTGGTGGTGAGGATGCACTTGAACCAGAGTTTGGTACAGTGTTCTTGTCGATTCTATTCAATGCAGATGTGGATGATGTAACCGTACAGAATACAAAGGATTCAATCCAAGACCTCGCAAAACAATTATCAGTTGCATCTTTCCAACTCAAGTTTTCTGACCCTGTCAAGACTTTCGTGGGAACAAATACATTCTTCCAGTTCAACCCAAGTCTGACCACATTGTCCGAGAACACTATCAAAGATAATGTGAATAATACTATTAGAACTTATTTTGCTGATAACACTGGTAAGTTCGGACAGTCATATAGACGATCTAATATGTTGACACTCGTTGATGACATATCCCCTGCAATTTTATCCTCTCGTTCAGAGACATTTGTTCAGAGACGATTTATTCCGTCTCTGACCAAGGTGGAAGATCAGACATTACGATATGCTGTTGAATTGGCAATACCCGATGATGTAAATCATATTATTACCTCTTCATCGTTTGTGCTCAACAATAAGATTTGTTTGTTGAGAAACAAGTTAGGTTCAAATAAACTGGAAATATTCAATAACGAAGATTCGGTAGTTGTTGTGGACAATGTTGGTTCGTATACTGGAGACACTGTTTCTATTGTGGGTCTACAGATCGATAGCATCATTGGTGCTGATGGATTCGTCAAGATAATTGCAAAACCTGCAAATGAAAGTGCATTATCTCCTCTAAGATCAGACATCCTAGAGATAGACTCCACACAAACAACTTCATCTGTGGTTGAGATTGACGCTGGAGTTACTACCTAATGCCTCACACTAAGAAAGATTTAACACTAACAGATATTGGTCGAAGGGAACTTGGTGGATTTACTACTCATACAGTAGATAGTATTCTTCCGGGATTCTTCCAAGAAGAATACCCTAAACTTGTTAGTCTATTGAATCATTATTATGATTTTCAGCATACGGATGATTCTCCTGCCAAGATGATTCACGACTTATTTTTAAATCGAGACATCACGCAGACAGACTTAGAATTATTATCATATATCGAAGATGAACTTCTGTTAGGACAATCTTACTTTGAGGGATTCAAAGATAAAAGGGCAGCGGCAAAATATTCTAACCAATTGTATCGTTCAAAGGGAACCAAGTTTTCTATTGAACAGTTTTTTAGAATCTTCTTTGGAGTTGACCCCGATGTAATTTATACAAAACAAAATGTATTTAAAATTGGGGAAGAGAAATCTACTATCGGTGATGAGAACCAGAAATACCTTACTGATAATAAATTATATCAGACATTTGCACTGCTTGTCAAGACAGATGTGTCTTTCAAGGAATGGAAAGAACCGTATAAGTTGTTTGCTCATCCCGCAGGAATGTTTATTGGTTCGGAAATTCAGATTGTAGCGGCAGTAGAAGATGCTCTGACTGCTCCATTGGTCGTGATTGAACCACCACCACCTCTTGCGGTTCATGCATCAGCATCATTCGGAGACTTTACGAATACGGATATGACAGCACTTGTAGATGACGAATATATAGATTCGGCAGGGGTTCTAAGTAGAATTAGACCAGAACTCATTTCACTGGATACTTTCTCGTTAGAGCAGATACAAACTATTGAGAATCAGTACTCATCTTTGAGAGAGGCACAGATCGCAGGGTCTCCAACATTTGATGATTCAGATCAATTCCAGACTAATGGTATGGATTTGAGTAATAACTTTGCATTCGAGACAATGGATCAAGAACAGCATCAGTGGTTCAGTGGGGACTCTGATCAATATGTGAAAAGTTTCACATTATAACTTACAAACTCTTATAAATAGTAAGAACAACAGGACTATGAAATGGCAAAACAGACATTAAACAGAGGCACAGTAGCAAACGATGGTACAGGTGATACCCTACGAACTGCCGCCCAGAAGATAAATGAAAACTTCACCGAACTGTATACTGCCATTGGTGGTGATAGTGCGACTGCGACAGTAACATTAACTGCTCAAGGGGCAGTGTTTGAAGGTCAGTCACCAGATGCACACGAGACTACCCTCATAGCAGTAGAACCTACTGCCGATAATTCGATTTTCTTACCCAACGATACTGGTACCATAGTACTAGATTCTGATACTCAGACATTGTCCAACAAGACTATTCTTGTTCCCACACTGACAACACCAAAGATTAAAGATGCTAATGAGAGTCACACCTACAACATAACAGTCGGTGACATCTCTGCGAATCGCAATGTTGCACTTCCTGCATTGGGTGCTAATGACACCGTAGTATTTGAGAATCATACTCAGACATTGACAAATAAGACTCTTGATCTACCAACACTAAACAATGTAAAGATTGGTGGTATTTCTGGTGGTGCAGTATTATTGGATAGTGCCAGTAATGAACACATCAAGTTCGTTACCACTGCCAGTGCGGTCAACAACATTACGGTCAAAAATGCCTCCACAGGTAATTCACCTATTATCAATGTAGAGGGTACTGATACTAATATATCTCTTGAACTCGCCGCAAAGGGTACAGGTGGTATTGAAATTAAAAACAAACTGGTTCTTGAAAAAGGAACCGATATTGCATCAACCACTGCGGTTGATCTGACTGAACCTCTAACAATTTTCAACTCAGGTAGCACAATCAGTCCTACCATTGCAGATGGAACTATACAGGGTGAAGTACAATACTTCTCTAATATCGGAGCAGGAACAGTAAAACTACAGAATACTGGTACAAATATTCAGGGTACTGATTCTGCGGGTGGTTATTTACAGTTCGATCAGGGAGATGGTTGTATCTTAGTGTGGAACACTACAGTGAGTAAGTGGTTCTTGGTGTCCAACAATGGTGTAGTCACATACTAAATTTAAACAGTAGAATAGAATAATAGGAACAACATAATGGCAATTTTAACAAATCCAATTAAAAAGCAAGTAATTCAAGACTTGAAGACCGATATGGATTCTTCTGGTACTCACTACTATGCGGTAATTGGTCGTTCTGAGCAGTGGGACTCAGCAGATACAGTACCTACCGCAGTCAACTCTGCAAGAGAAGAAAGAAACTTTCGTCTGGGTTTACAGTCTGCTAAGAAGTTAGTTGACCTCACTTTCTGTGTGCCAAGATATAACTGGTCATCGGGTGCAATCTATTCTGCATATGATGATGCACAGGTTGGGTATCCTACTCAGACATACTATGTGATGAACGATAACAACCAAGTTTATGTTTGTGTTCAACGAGGAACTAACCTTGCAGGACAAGCACAGGTATCAACAGTTCAACCGACTGGTGGTACTGATGGTGTTCCTTTCGATACTGCGGATGGTTACATCTGGAAGTTCTTGTATTCTATTGGTGCTTCTGATGCTACCAAGTTCATGTCTGCTAACTATATTCCAGTAAAACTACAGGGTGCCACAGATGGTTCATCAACAGCATCCGAAGTAGAGCAACTGGCAATTCAGAACGCTGCAATTGTGGGACAGATCATCGGTTATGCGGTTGACTCAGGTGGTGCAGGATATACCGATACCCCAACAATCACGATTGGAGGAAATGGTACCTTGGCAAAGGCAGGGGCAACGGTCTCTGGTGGTCAGGTATCCAAGGTAACTGTGATTGATAGTTCAGGTACATTGATGTTTGGATCGGCATATGACTATGCCACTGTATCAGTAACAGGTGGTGGTTCACCAACAAAACCTGCAAAAGTTCGTGCTATTTTAGGTTCACCATTAGGACTAGGTGGTGATCCGAGGGATGATCTCCGTTCTACTGCCATCATGTTAAACACTAAACCTAGTGGTGACGAATCAACTGACTTTATTGTTGGTAATGACTTCCGTCAGGTTGGTATATTGAAGAACCCATTGGACTCTGCGAGTTCTGTACTATTCACAGACACAACTGCCATTGCATTGAAGAAACTAAACTTTGCTTCTGTAACCAGTGGATTTGTTGCAGATGAACTTATTACTGGTGCCGTATCGGGTGCCAAAGCATATGTTGACAAGGTAGGAACAAACGAGTTACACTTCCACCAAACCGAAGATACTGGATTCACTGCCTTCCAATCAGGGGAACAAGTTACCTCTACCGCAGGAAGTGGTACAACTGCAGCGAGTAATCACATCACTACTCCCGAAATTGACATTATGTCTGGAGAAGTGCTATATATTGATAATCGTGCAAAAGTATCACGAGCAAGTGACCAAACCGAAGATATTAAACTCGTAATTCAAATTTAGGATAAGCGATAATGCCAAAGACATTTACATCCAATGTATTCTCCTCCTCTTACAAGGATGATTTTGTAGATAGTGATAACTATCACAGAATCCTCTTTAATAGTGGTCGTGCTCTGCAAGCAAGGGAACTCAATCAGTTACAAACTATTATCCAAGAGGAAATAGGAAGATTTGGTAGAAACATTTTCAAGGAAGGTGGTGCTGTCAATCCCGGTGAACCAATGATCCATGAGGTTGAGTTTGTCAAGTTGAATACAGGAGCGGTAGATAACGAACTTCCTGCTGATACAACTACTCTAGTCGGAACAACCTTTACTGGTGCTACTTCAAATGTTGAAGCAAGGGTAATAGAAGTTATTCCTGCCGAAAATGGTGACCCTGCTACATTGTTTGTTCAGTATACAAGCAGTCAGAATGCTGACTCAAATGTAAATGGTATTCGTTTCTTCCCAGATGAAATCATCAACAACACCGCAAAAAATTTAAAAGTGGCATCCACTGTTGGTACTAATCTCCCTACTGGTCGTGGTTGTAAGGTTGCTAATGGTACAGGTGACTTCTTTACTCGTGGGCATTTTGTATTTGCAAAGGGTCAGTCAATTGTCCTTTCCAAATATAACAGATACCCAACTGCGACTGTTGGTTTTAAAATAACAGAAGACATTATAACTACCGCAGACACCGATGCATTATATGATAACCAAGGGGCAACTCCGAACTTATCCAGTCCCGGTGCGGATCGTTACCGTATCCAACTCACTCTGATTGACAAAGCAAATATTGCCTCTGACGAAAACTTTGTATACTACTGTGATGTGGTCGATGGTAAAGTTGTTGACCAAGTAACTGGTACTGACGATTACAATGCTCCCAATGAATTGGTTGCTACAAGAACTAAAGAAGAGTCTGGTGACTATGTTGTAGAACCTTTCACAGTTGACTTCACTGATTCTGATGCCACACTTACTGCCACAGTATCAAAAGGTGTTGCATATGTGAATGGTCATCGTGGTGATACCGAGAAACCTAGAGCACTTGACATCACAAAATCTCGTACAACCGCAACAGTTAATAATCAATTTACTGGTATTGCCTATGGGCAGTACTTTATTTGTAGTGGATTAAAAGGTCTACTTGACACTCGAACCTATGCCACAATAAATCTATCAACAAGTGCAACCGATCCATCTGGTGGTGTGATTGGTACTGCACGAGTTCGGTATGTCGAAGAAGATGGTTCAAACTTCCGTGTTTACCTGTTCGACATCAAGATGAACGCAGGACAGAATATTAGACAAATCAGGTCTATTGGTACCAACGCAACCAATCGTGGTGTTCTTGTTCTTGAGGGTAGTCAGGCAGTACTGAAAGAAGTTCGCAGTACAAACATGATGTTCGGAATACCGAATCCTCGACCCAAAGTATTGACCGATATTTCTTACGAAGTTCAACGAATCTTCACTGGTACTGCGAGTGGTACAAACCTTGCATTCACCTTGACAACTTCTGGAGAATCATTCTCTAACACTTCACAGTGGATTGTTTGTGATGCGGATGGTGATGTTGTATCTAGTCCGACTATCACATTGAGTGGTACAGGTAATATTACTGCAACCATTTCATCTTTGGCAAACGAAGCACACACTGTCTATGCCAAAGTAAGTAAAGGCAACCCGACTGTTCGTCTGAAAAACCTTACAGATGCAACTGCCACTACCTCAATAACTACTGATGGCACTGTTAAATATGTTGATCTGGGTGTGACTGACATCGTTAGTGTCTCGGAAGTAAAACTAGGTAGTTCTAGTGGTGCTGATATTTCTCACCTCTTTACCTTAGACAATGGTCAACGATCAGGATTTTACGGTCTGGGTCGTATGGTACTTGAGACTGGTGCAACTGCACCAAGTGGAAATGTCTATGTTAAATTTAAACACTTCACTCATGGTACAGGGGACTTCTTCTCTGTAACTTCTTACAGTGGTCAGGTTGATTACGAGGACATTCCTACTTTCCAAACTGGAGTAAACACATCTGTAAACCTACGAGATGTGATCGACTTCCGTAACAGTGTGAATGCTAGTAATGCATTTGTCGCTGCCTCTTCAACCGAGATTCCTACCAATGGTGATACTGTTCAGGCAGATATTGAATACTATCTACCTCGTGCGGATAAGATTGTTGTTAGTACCCAAGGTGAGGTAAAACATATTCAAGGTGAGGCAGGATTCAATTCACAGATTCCTGCAACTCCCGAAAACACTTTGGCATTGTTCACTCTTGAACATAACCCATATGGTCTGCATGATTCTGATGTGGTTGTTGTGCCATTCAAGCATAAACGATTTACAATGAAAGACATCTCTAAACTGGAAGATCGAATCGACAAGGTAGAGGAAGCAACTGCACTAAGTCTACTTGAAGTTGACACTGCGAATCTGATGGTATTGGATGAGGCAGGAAACCCAAGAACCAAGTCTGGTTTCTTTGTGGACAACTTTGCAAACAGAGCATTCTCTGATGCAGATAACATCGAATATCGTGCCGCTATTGATCCATCACGAGGACTGCTATCAGTACCTACTCTAGAAGATGATGTGATTCTTGCATACGATTCTTCTAAGTCAACTAACACCATTTTGAAAGGTGATACTGTTTACTTGAAGTATACTGAATCTGCTACTATCACACAACCACTTGTATCTGGTACGGAGAATGTAAACCCATTCGCAGTTATTACAGGTGAGGGTAACATTACTATGTCACCCGCAACCGACAACTGGTTCCAGACCAAGTATACTCCTGCCAATGTAATCAACAACTCGGCAATAGAGAACATTGAAGTCAATCTAGGCAACATTAGTAGTGGTTTCCAGAGCATGACTGCCAGTCAGAGACGAAACTTCCTTTGGAATGATGGTAACACATATGTTCCTGTCACTGGATTTGGAAGCACCCAATCAAATGTTGGTAGTGGTTGGAGAGGAAGTCCTGCATGGAACTGGAGAGGTGTAACCCAAGAAAGTTCTAGAACTGTTAATGTTGGTAATGCCAATGGTGGTACCCGAAACGAAGACTTCAATGTTATTGGTTCTTTCTCACAACGACAGGTTATGGGTACAAAGACTATTCGTAAGGTAGTTGGTGACCGAACTGTGTCATTGACATTCTTACCATTCATTCGTTCACGAAAAGTATTCTTCAAGGCAGAAGGTCTACGACCCCAAACTAAGTTCTTCCCATTCTTTGATGGTAAGGATGTAAGTGCATTCTGTAAAACTGAGTCTACATTCCATCGATATGGTGCTATCGCAACAGATGCATCATACAGTAATAGATTTAGAAAGTCAACCTCACACCCCCAAGGAACAGAAGAATTAATCAGTGATGCGAAGGGTGAGATCATTGGTTCGTTCTTCATTCCTTCCAATAAGACAACTCGTTTCCGAGCAGGAACTCGTGAGTTTAAACTTCTTGACATTAGCAAGAATGATAATGATACCGCACTTTCAAGTGCATCGTTCAACTATACTGCACAGGGTACTCTGGATACTAGACAGAAGACTATTACTTCTACTCGTGTCACTCAGATCAGAACTCGTAGGTGGACTCAGACTGAACGAGTTCAAGTAAAAGACCCATTGGCACAATCATTCTTTGTAACTGATCCTAATGGAATCTTTGTAACTAAGGTTCAGACTTTCTTTGCTTCCAAGGATTCTACTGTTCCGATTCAATTACAGATTCGACCAATGGTCAATGGTGCTCCAAGTTCGACTGAGATTCATGCACAATCTGTTGTGTTCAATAGTCCGACTGCTACAGGAACGAATGGTGTAAATCTTCCTTCCGCACAGACACAAGCAGCGGTAGAGGCGGCACCGACCACATTCCAGTTTGAAGAACCAATCTTCTTGAACCCCGAAACAGAGTATGCGATTGTACTTCTTGCGGAATCTGTTGAATACAATGCGTATGTCGCAGAGACCTATGCGTTTGAGTTAGGTTCTACCGAGAAGAGAATCTCTCGTCAACCATCTATGGGATCATTATTCAAGTCTCAGAATGGTACAACTTGGGAACCAGATCAGACCAAAGACCTTGCATTCAAAATCTTCACTGCTAACTTTGAGGCATCTGGTACTGCGGTGTTTGAGAACCGTGATGTCGATAAAGAAATACTGGATAACAACCCAATATACATGAGTGCTGATGTAGGTGCAGACAGTGATGCAGTAGTAATGCTTGTTCCTAATCATGGATTTTCGATTGGTGATACAGTAAATGTTGAGGGTCTTACTCCTGCAACAACTTACAATGGTGTTAAAGGTTCCTCTATCAATGGTGCAAGAACGATCACCAAAGCAGACGGATTCGGTATTCAGTTTAATGCTGATTCATCCGCAACATCGTCTGGTAGATTTGGTGGTGAGAACATTCTGATTGATAAACAACTTCAATTCGACATCTGTTCACCAAACTTTACTACATTGGTTCCAGATGATACTACACTGGTTTATAGCAGTAAGTTTATCACTGGTAAATCACTTGCAGGACTTGAAACCAAGTATCAAACCGAAACTGCCTACAGTACTGATATTGTTGTTGGAGACGAGAACTATTTCTCTGCTCCACGATTGGTTGCCAACCCAACAAACGAGGTAGCAAACCTCGGTGCTAATACAAGATCAGTATCGATTAAAGTTGATATGGGAACATCTCGACCATCGGTAAGTCCTGTAATTGACACACAGGGTGCATCTTTGACAACTGAATCAAATCAGATTGACAATCAGAATGAAACTACCTTGGTTGGATATAATGTCCCATTGTCATACTCTGCGGAGACCAATGCATTCGGTGGTTCCTCACTTGCGAAACACATTAGTAGTGTTGCTAGTTTGGATGAACCTGCTACTGGTATGAAAGTGATACTTGCCGCTCGAAGACCTCCTAGTAGTGACTTGGAATTGTATTTCAGAACTGGTAACGATGGTGAGGATATTCTTACTACAAACTGGACACTGATTGCACCAGAAACAACGGTTTCACCAGACAATGAAAACTTCCGTGAGTACCGTTATTTGATTGGTGGTGACAGTGGATCATTAGATGAATTTACTAACTATCAGTTTAAGTTAGTGTTCAAAGGTACCAACTCATCGGCAGTACCGTTTATTCGAGACTTCCGTGCAATTGCAATGGCAACCTAATGAGTAATTGGATACCAGTTGAAGGTAACTCGAATTTGGCAAGATGTCCAAATTCGGGTGCCATTATTAATATAAATAAAGATGAGATACAAAAAGCAAAAGCAATAAAGATTGCACGACAAAATAAAGATAAAGAGTTCTTAGAGTTAAAACAAGATGTTGAAGAACTCAAAGTACTCCTCAATAAATTAGTAGAGAAACTATAATGGCATCAAGAACTTCAAAAGTGACCACCACTGACATTCAGGATACCTTTACTACACTGGTATCCAATCTGAATCATATCTCATATGATGTCGGTTCGACAGGGGGCACTAATGGTTTAAACACAAACGAAGATTCCGATTTAGTTGGTTCTATCAATGAACTAGAATTGGGGATTCGTGGTACCTCCAACAATCTAGTTGCAACTGACCTTGCTGACTTTACTGCCAATAACATCGTATCTGCACTACACGAACTTGATAGTGACCTTCACGGTGCGGGTGGTGGTAATGCCAAGGCAGACTTGACTACCAATGCGAATGACATCGTATCAGGTATCAACGAACTTGAAGTAGGTATCCGAGGAACATCAAACAATCTAGTTGCAACTGATCTTTCGACTACTGCGAATGATCTTGTAACTGGTATCAACGAACTAGATTCTGACATTGGTGCGAGACCACATACTACTCTGACCACCACTGCCAAAACTCTTACAGGTGCAATCAATGAGCACGATGCAGAGTTGGGTACAATCAGTGCGGTTGCAATGGGTACAACTGCATCGACAGTATCAGGTGCGATTGCGGAACTGGAAGCAGAGATTGATACCCTCAATACCTTTGTTGAACCCACTCAGTCATTGACTACTACTGCGACAACTGTTGCGGATGCGATCAACGAACACGATGCAGAGATTGGTGCCGCCTCTCTTGCTACATCGGCAACCACTCTCCGTGGTGCGATAAACGAATTACACACCGAAGTTGGTGATGCGATTGGTTCGGCAAACAACACAACCGCTGGTAATATTGGACAATCTCTAAACCTACTAGATAGTGCGGTAGGTAATTTAGGTTCCCTTACTGCGACAATAACTAACAAAGCAACCCTCGTAGATGCGATCAATTCAAACAAGGCACAAATCGACCTACTGGATTCGGATGGTGTCGTGGTCAACCAGACTTTAGGTTCACTCAATTTATTAGACTCTTCTGGATTCGTAGGTGCAGAGAGGAATAACTTTGTAAATGCACTCAACGCACTAAGGGCAGACATACCACTAATATTTGATGAGAATGGAACGCAACTAAATTAATCGGAGTATTGTGACACCATGAGTAGTGTTCCATTAAAATTAAAAGACTCATCTGCTCCAGTAGAACTGCAACAGATGTCCACTACCGAGGAGAACTACCTAGCATATCAGGTAGGACTTCATTGTGCATCTCTTGATAGTTCTTCTGTAAGTCGATTAGGCACCGATATATCTGGTAGTTACCGCCCTACGGGCACTCTCTCGGACACATCATATGATTCTGCCGTAGGAACTCATAGTAATCTACTGACTATAACCACAGTTGATTCATTGATTGCACAGAAAACTGGCACTGCGGGACTTCCTGCTGATTATCGTATTCCAATCTCAATGAGAGATAGTAGTGGTCAAAAGATCATTGATGAGATGGACAGCACAAAGTTAAACGCTTTACTTGACAGAATCAATTCTAGAATATACACATCCGATTATCCCGGAACATATCAACTAGGAACCTCTGCACCAAGTGGTGACTATTCGGTAGAACTTGCAAATGTAATGACTGACACACGAACTGATGGTCATTCATTGGCATACAATATCTACAAAAGAGATACCATGACTGCACCAACAAAGGTTCTTCCTTTTGCAATTAAAAGGTCTAATGGTGACTCTGGTACCTATCAAGGTATTCAAGCAATGACCGAAGATCAGGTCAAGAATAGTCTTGGTGTTAAAGCAAGGAATAGAATTTCCTCATTATTACCATCGGATGGCATTGGTACATATGTAATAAGACGATCTGTTGATGGCACTCCGACTGATGGAGGACTTTCAGGAACATGGGCAGCGAAAGGAACTGCGACTGACACTCGACAATCAGTAAGTGATATTAGTTATACTCGCAGTCGATCATCTACATATGCTAGACTGAGAACTTCTACTTATAGTGCTGACTACACAAGGACTCGTGCTTCTACCTATTTGAGAAGTTCGACAACCTCTCGTACCAGTACATATACAACAACATTTACTAATGAGCGTGTAGATACATTTTCTCCTGCTTTTGTTGGTGACTATGTTGGTGACTTCACCAGAACCTCAACAAGATCGTCTACCAGAACAAGTAGTAGAAACCTAGATTTTACAAGAACCAGTACGGCATCATATACTGGCAACTATTCCAGATTATTAGGTTTTACTGGTAACTTTACTGGCAACTATGTTGGTTCAGGTAACACTGGGCCCACAAGCAGTTCTTCTCCCAAGACTTATTGGATTGTTATGACCTTAGACCCCGAAGAATTCACCACTTACGATTATCTTCTCCGTGTTTATTGGGGTGGTACTATGGTGTTTCAACAGTATGGTGGTTACACTGGAACTCATAATCTTACATCTGTCACTGGTACTGACGGAAAAACCTATAATAGAGGAAACTCTTTTACAGGAGGCACTGGTACAGGGTACTCAGAAGGTTATCCCGCACCTTCTTCTTGGGGTTTAGCTTGGTATCAGGTAACTCAAGTCGGAACTCCCACAGATTACACCAGAACATCTACTCGTAATTCAACCAGAACGAGTACCTATCAAAGAACTTCTAGTGGAAACTTTGTTGGTAACTACACAACACTTGGCACCTATGTTGGTAACTTTGCAGGGGAC